CTTTTATCTATCATTAACGTCTACCGTCCGGTTTAATATCTACTCTTAATGTTCCATAACGCCAAGTTTCACCTATGGCATCATTTTCTATCTTAATTGAAAGCAGTCTTCCTCTTGCTCTAGTATCCACTTTATCAGTAGATGATGTAATTGTAAAGGGACCAAGAGGTGAGCTTGCAGCTGTATTGCTTGGATAATCATTTAATAATAATGTGACTTTTGAATTACCGGTTAATACTTGAAAGTCTGGTACAAATCTTCTCATAGACATAATAAATTCACCATCACCTCTAAGATCAGCGAGTCCAGTTGTGCCTCCTAATGCACTTCTTCTTGCTGCAATGTCAAAATCACCTGATTGAATATATGCATTAATAGAAGTTGTACCTGATGAATTAATTTGATCGGTTCCGGTTTCATGAGCATAGTAAGTTGATGCTCCATATAGATTGGTAATTCCTTGTATATTAAAATTAGGTGTAGCTGTTGAATTATATTGTGTTGCATAAGGCACATTAAATACACCTGTGTCTGCATATGATGATCTAGCTAATGATCCAGTTGTCCAACAGTTTTCTCCATAGTTATAAGTGACACATCTATCAATTTGTGTAGAACCTGATTTAGGATAAAACCAAGTAACTTCATTATATAAAGTATTATGTTCACCATAAATAATTTGTGATGCATCATAATTAATTCCTAAATTATCTCCTGTGGTTGTGAATACAAAATCTTCTACTAAACAAGGTAATGCTTTTACGGTACCATCAAATACAAAAAATCCACCTTCACCTGACATCCAGAATATCATACCATTAGAATAACTAACTGCATTTTGTCCAATACATCCACAGTTGGTTCCAACTTGTCTAACACTAAATGTAAATGGTGGTCCAACAAATTGAATAACATATGCTGCACTGTCTGTTAATACAAATACATAATCCTTACCTTGAACAGCCGCTACAATTTTATTTCCTGTATCTAGTCTAAATGTACCTGCAGTGTTTGTTGCTGTTGGTTGATAGGTATTATAATCTTCTTGGTTTGAAAATCTTATAAACATTGGATCTTGAGTTGTTGAATTTCCAATAGTTGTTTCAGTTCCAAAGTGAAATAAATGTCTATCTCTATCCGATACTAAAGTTAATCTTGATGCAGTTGGTGCGCCTGACATAACTGCTGCTCTATTATCTCTTGGATTAGATGCTCCTGCATCCCAAGTAAATGTTCTACCATTATGCATAGTTGCAATTAATATTTCTCCAAAGTTATCAAGACTCCAGATTCCTGGATCCAGGATCACGTCACTTGTTGTACGCTCCGTGCCCCAGGTAGAATCTCCCCATAAGTATGTACCCCATCCATAACCTGCTGTTTGAAATGTTGGACCAATAGTTACATATGGATCAATTTGTGCTGAACCTGTTCCTGAAGTTGTAGCTGCAGAGTTAGATGGCATTGTAATGTCAAATGCATTTGCAGTTACATTACTTATTTCAAATGTGTTTTCTGTAAAATCTGTTGTTGCATAACCTGATCCTGTTGGAACAGTAACAGATGAAAATGTTACATATCTTCCAGAAGATAAACTATGAGAAGTTTTATTTACAGTGATTGTTGAAGAACCAATTGTTGCATCAAAATCAGCTCCAGTAATTCCTGTATCTAAAGGTGTGATGTCATAAAACTTATCACCATAATATAAAAACAAACCTTGTGATGTACCGATTGCTGCATATTTTTCTCCTGCTAAAGATGTCCATGTATGTTGTGCTCTAGCTGCACCTGGAAGAGTTTCATTATCAATAGTTAATTGTTCCCAACCACCTATTTTTTCTGGAAGTCCATATCTAAATCTAACAAAATCACCATCAGTCCATTGAGACTCAGCTCCTGATTGTGTTATCTGTTTATTAAAACCGGGTTTAAACTGTAGTTTCTGAAGCATAGTACCTCATTATATATGCTTTTTATTATTTTGGTAGTATTATATTCCAATTTAACTCGTTTATCAAATTGTCTAAAGACAATACAGTTAAGGTTCCTTTTTTCAAAAGGTCTTGAATTTCAAGCATATCTATTAAAATCCATTCTTTTTTTAGTTCAAAAACCATTTTATCTGCTTTTGAAAAACTATATCCAGCTTTAGCTGGTTTTCTTTTATACTTAGTATCCATATTTCTAATATCAAATTTTAAAGTTTCATTGGATCTATTTCTAATTATACCTTCTACATGCCAACACTCATTTTTAATTTGAGTTTTATTTGCATACTTAATAGAATTTTTTTCTAAATATTTTTCAGCAAATTTTTTTATCATTTAAAATTAGGTCCTGTTATCCAAAATACTAATGACCATCTTTCTCCTTTAGTTACAGAAGTTACTTCATGTAAAGTATAACTTGGAAAAAGTATACATGTGCCATGTTCTTTATTTGCTTTAAATGGTTCATTAATATTACCTGTATATAAATTTAAATCTCCACCTTTATATTTTTTAGGATCGGTTAGTTGAACCGATCCTGATAATTTTCTAATAAGAAATCCTGGAGATCTATCAATATGAGTTTCATATTTACCTCCTGGAGAAGGATAATAAGTTAGTTGTAAACCTTCTACTAAACCTGTTAAATCAAAATTAAAATATTTGTGATTTAATTCTTTAATAACGGGATCTAATTTTGCAAATATCCATTTAGTATCTGGATTATTTCTTATCCAACATATTTTAGATTTTCTAATATCTTTATTTTTATGTTTATGAAAAATTTTTGCAAAACCTAATTTATTTTTACCCAATTGAATAATTTTATCACATTCTTCAGGTGTAAATAAATTGTTCCAAAATGCATAGTCTGGTTTTTGATCAATTTCAAATTGCCAAATACCACCATCAATAATATTATCAACTTTCATAATTAACTTTCTAACAAAAAATTTTTAAAAGTCTATACTAGACAGCGTAATCAGGATCGTTTATTTCACCGTTTAGAGATTGCTCCCTTGTTCCTAAATATACCCATGAAATTGTATCTTCATTCCATTTATATATATCTGATGTAGGCGCGCCTAGTTGTGCTTCTAAAGATACTGGTGGGTCCCAAGTTATTTTATCTGCATTCCAAACCCATGAAGGAAAAGGTTTTGGAGGCATAAAATAATTATTCTCTGAATCATATGTCCAACCTTTTCCAGGAAAATGTCCTCTTAAAGCTTTTGATTGATCAGCAGATTCTACACCATTAGTATAATGTTTTCCTTCTACTGTATTGTATGAACATTGAACCCAATTGGCATCTGTTCCACCATATAAAGATTTTAAATGATTTTTGCCTGCTTGTTCAGATTCTGGATCTCCTAATACTTCGTTTGCAACTACGTGTACTTTAACTACAGTATTATTTTCATCTAATTTTGCAAAGTGTGCCATTACGCTGTATAGCTCCCATCTCCAGTAAATTTAAGAACTTTAACATCACCATCATCAGTGACTGTAGGCGAACCTGTAGTAGTTCCTGTGTAATCGCTTGCAGGTACTCTTAATACTACAAGACCTGATCCACCATTTCCACCTACTCCATATCCCAAAGTGTAAGGTGCTGGACTATGTCCTGATCCACCTCCACCGCCTCCGGTGTTAGCTGAACCTGGTGATCCTGTAGCTCCTGCAGTTGCAGAACCATTTCCGCCTCCGCCTGATCCACCTGTTCCTCCAGAACCTGAGTGACCGACTCCTCCGCCACCTCCGCCACCATAAGTGACAGGTGATCCTGTTGTTGAATAAGTTGCTCCACTACCTCCTGGACCTCCATTACTTCCGCCAGGGTTTCCTGGAGAACCTGCTCCTCCGCCACCTCCAGCTCCGGCATGGCCTAAAGCCCCTGCGCCAGGGTTTCCTTCTGGTGGAGAGTAACCTCCAATATTAAAAGTTGCACCAGGTGTTCCAGGTGAAACTTGTCCTGTACTTGATGCACCTCCAGCACTTGGAGAGTAAGGTGAATTACCACCTCCTGCTGAAGCTTCGTAAGTTAATCCGACTCCTGAAATACTACTTGGTTCTGATGATTGTGTAGATGGTGTTGGTGGATAATAAATATATGCTGCAGCTCCTGAACCAATAGTTACAGTATAAGTTTTACCTGCAGTCATTTCATAAGAACCTGAAGTATCTTCTCTAACACCTCCTGCTCCGCCCCCACCTCCGTGGTTGCCTCCAATACCTGCTCCGCCGCCACCGACGACTAAAAATGATACTCCGTATTTTCTAGCTCCTAATCCTCTGCCCCATGCTCTTGAAGAACCGGGACCTATGCTACCTAGTAAAGGCATCTACTTTCCTCCTCCTATTATGCAAACTGTGTTTGCGCTGCAAGTACAGTAAATGTTGACGCTGCAGTTTTAATTGCAGTGTAAGTATACCCATCTGTTGATGTTGTATTACCACCAGTTGGCGCTGCTCCGCCTTGCCATACTGGAGTTACTGTTGAACCATCTACTTGTACTGTAGTGTTGTAATATGTAACGTTGTTATTCTTATTAAGGAATGCAACTGTAACTGACTCACCAACATCCATAGATGCATCTAAAGAGTTAGAACCATCACCTCTTAAGTTAACTGTAAAGTTAGCATTAGCAGTAACAGTATTTAACTGTACACCTTGAGTGTTTGTGTCAAAATTTATGTTAGATGTAAATGTACCATTTACTAAAACTTTTTCTGCAATACCTTGAATTTTAGCATTACCATTTAAAGTTGCTCTTCCAATTCCTTTTGGAGTAATATTTAAATCAATATTTGTATCACCACCTGTTGCAGAAATTTCTGGAGCTGATCCTGTAGCTGCATTACCTATTGTAAATTCATTAACCGCTGAAGCAGCTTTTGAAAAAGTAATTTGCTCATTACCTGAATCATCTTGGATACCAGTAGCATCATCAAATTGAATGTTGTTTGCATTAGTATCTAAATTTCCTGATAATTGTGGAGTGATGTCTGAAGATAAATCTGTGAAAGCTGTATCAACAACATTAGTACCATCAGAGTAAACCATCTTAGTACCTTTATCTGTTGCTGCCCAAGTTACTCCAGTTCCAGAACTTGTTTTAAAAGTTACAGAGAAAGCTCCTGAAGTTCCGTTTTCAACAATGTAAGTTTTTTCAACTGAGTCAGGAATTACAACATCAATGTTTCCAGTGATTGTTCCTGTTAATTTAATTACTTGATCTTTACCGTTTGATAAAGCACCATTTGAAAAAGTTAAAGTTGCACCAGTAGTTGCGTTAACTGTAACTGCAGAATAACCACCGATAGCTTGTTCTAAAATTAATAAGTTTGTATTTGTAATTTGACCCCAAGTTCCTGAGTTTTCACCAGTAGCTTGAACCGTTAACTTTAGGTTTGCTGATGTTGAGTTTGCCATAATTTTTTATCTCCAATTATTTAAATTTTATAAATTTTGACTTCAAAGTCAATATATTATTTTTAAGCAGCGGTGTCAACTTCTTGCCAACCTGGTGGAACAACCGGTGCTGTGCCAGTATTTACTTCATTCCATATTAGTGTTCTAAGGCTTCCTTGAGCCATTGTCAAGGCATTTCCTGACACTAATACATTAGCATTTCCTGTGACTTCGTCAACATCATTTTCTTGTATGGTCATTTCTTGACCACTTACTTCAGCTATAGTATTTGCATCTAATACTGCTGTTCCAAGATTGATTGTTGCAGCTTGTGCATATCCTGTAGCATCAAAATATTGACCATTACCCCAAGTCGATTGACCCCAAGTTTGTTCACCCCATTCAATATCTGTAATTGTACCTGTATTAGCATCACCTTGAGTTACAACGTCATCTAACGTTGCAGTCATTTCTATACCTGTAATATTAGCATCAGGTGCAGGATCCACGTCTCCTTCCTGCATACCCATTACTAAAGTATCTACTTGTTGATTACCATATACTCCATAACCCCATGCAGAATTACCCCAAGTTACTGCTGAAGTAGCTGTAACTTCTACAATTGTATTTGCATCTAAATCAGCTGTGCCATCATTCATTGTCATGGCTATTGATGCAGATATGTCATTTAAAATAATTGTTGAACCATTAGTTCCATCAAAATGAAGTAAGTTTACTGTATTTGCATCCGTGCTAAATTCTGATGTTGGAACAGTTATTGTAGCCTGTGTAACTGGGTTATATCTTGCAATATCAGATTGTCTGTATTCATCAATATAAGCTGAAACTGCATTGGCCCCATTTAAGTCTGCTCCTATAAATGTTCTATCTGAATTATTGTTATTTACTAAACCACCACCTATAGCATTTCTTCTTGTTCCTCTTGACCATAATGCTCCGTTGTTTGAAGCATCTCTAGCAAAAGCTAAATGCATCCATGT